ACGATCTACTGTAGTTGTCTTCAGATGTTTAAAGGTGCAAAGTCTTGTTCCTTTCCAATTCTCTTCATACAAATAATTAAGTTTGAAGTAGAAAGCTCTTTGTAAAGCAACGTAATTGCATGTTGGATCAAACCAATCCAGATCTTCAATTACATATGGATTGATGATTTCATCAGCATCACTTGTCATCACAATGTCATCGTCAGTTGCTCCTGCTTTGACAAGTCCATAGGCACTACATTCACGATTGTAAACAGCTCTTTGAAAGCGGATAGGCAAATCAATATATCGCGTTCCACTTTCATCCGTGGTGCTGTAATCAGTATGAAATGGTTTCTTTACCAGATACTGACTAAAATCATTTGGAATTTCTTCAGTGATATTGTGAATGATTTTATCATTAAACTTACCAAACCTATCTTTGTTTTCTTGATAAAATAATGGTTTTTCATTTCCACTTACCGTGAATGGAGATTCGGTAAGGACAAAATAATCCACAACATCATTTAAGATGTTCAGACGAAGTTCTAATAAATCTAGCTCATTAAAGAAAATAAATGAATCAAATACTTTCATGTCTCAACTCCTATAAATGACTTCTAAGCAACGCTTCTCTCTATTATCAGTAAATCCACCATCAATATAAGGAGTTAGTCTATCCATATCAACTGCTGTTGGATCAACCCACCAATCCTCAAAAGGATCATTGCCAACATTCGAAACGTTCTTAGCAATCATCACATATCCAAGAGATTCTAAAAGATCAATTTGTTCTTGTTGAACATGCATGTCTTGTCCCAAGTAAATAGCTGTCTCGAAGCAGATTACAGAAAATCTGTAATTATCATGGGGAATTGCTTTAAGAGCATCTAAGGTTTGTTGTGCTGGTTCAATATCAACTTGCAAGAAGTCAATCTGATTTGGAAACTTATAATCTACAAAAAGTTTAGCATAGTCTGCTTTTGTTGCATCCTCACACAAACAAGGATTTTTTCTTTTAGAAACATACTTGTTCCATCCAGGTTCTAACCATTCAAAAGCTAGTCCAGTCCAATCATACTGAGATTCTAAAAGATAGGTATTATTAATTCCAATACCATCATCACCACCAATCTCAAGATAAGTTCCATTTCTTTTTCCATCAAGAACACTTAATGTAAAAATGTCCTGAAGAGATTGTGAGTAATTTTGCTCTATATCATCTGCGGTTTTAAAATTAACCCTAAGATTTTCGCAATTTTCTTTGAAATAAGTATTAGGATTAATGTATTCAGGGTTTACCATTAGTTTCTCCAGTAATCATAGATGTTTTTCGTAACTTCATATTCCATTCTTTTAACCTTTCTATTTGGTTGAGACATAGCCCAAACAAATACACTTTCAACTAAGTCATGAAGATTGGTTTCATCCTTAAATTCTAACATAGTTTTTGCTTTTGTATGATCACAATATGCATGTTTAACTTCATGGCGGGGTTCGCCATGTTCAATCGGCACTTCATAACCATACTTTTTAGCAATAGTTTGAACCGTTTCAGCAACTTCATTTAGTGAGAAATACTTATCCGCACCAATGTTAAAAGTCTCCCCGTCAAAATCAGTGAGAAGTTTATCAAATGGTTCCATATAATATTTGATATCTGAGAACGCACGAGTCTGCTCTCCATCACCATAAACAAGAATTGGTTCTCCATTCAATGCTTTACGAATAAAGATACCAATCACATTGCGGTATTTGTCCCAAATATTTTGATAGATACCAAGAACATTGTGAGGACGAACGATATTATAACGAAGTCCAAACTGTTCATGTGCAAGTCTCAAATCACACTCAACAGCATACTTAGCAATTCCATATGGATCAATTGGTTGTGGACGTTTATCTTCAGTGAATGGAGGTTCCTGTTCACCATAAACAGCCATACTAGATGTGAAGATAAACTTAGTATTGTGAGCAATGCATTCGTTAATCAAGTTTGCAGAGCAAACAAGATTATTTCGGTAATTGTAATTACGAATAAAAGGCGATAGTCCTTCTGCAGCATAAGCAGCAAAGTGAACTAGAATATCTGGTTTATGTTCTTCAAAAAGTTCTACAACCTTTTTTCTTTTTTCAAGATTAAGTTTTACAAAAGTAAAATTTTCTCCCTTGGGAACAAATGCCTTATATCCACCAGAGAGATCATCAATACCAATAACTTGATGATTATTTTGAATTAGGTGTCTTGTATAATTTGCGCCTAGAAGTCCAGCGCATCCAGTTACAAATATTTTCATTCTGGTAATTGATATTCTAACATTAATTTTCTTTGCTCAGAATCATTCAGCCAACTACAAGGATAGACTGGAATATATCCTTCTAGTTCTACCTCATAAACTGTAACATCCGTACCATAAAGCATAGAACAATTTAAATGTTCTGTCAAGTAAACATTAGACGCATAAAGGTTTTTAATGTTCTTTGAGCACAAAGCTGCCGAGACTGCAAATGTCCCAACTCCGCCAGTTGCTAAATTCTTTGCTGCCAATAACGTGGCATAATCTTCAGCAATAGAAAGAGATTGGAACTTTAGTCGATCAATTTTTCTTAACTCAGGAACAACTGGGTTATTATTTTCTTTTTCAGCGACAACAATAACTTTTTTAAAATCTTCAATTAATGCAAGATAATATGATAAAGGATTCTGAACGTAATTATGCGGAGCATCTACTGGATACTCATGTGCAATAATATCACCACCACGAATATGAATCACCAGAGTATCATCATCAAACGGTTCTAACTCTGGGACTTTAAGATGAGGATAAATGTATTCTTTACATATTCTTCTCATGTTTGAATATACCTGATCTTTGCCTACACCAATCTCATTTCCGCCGTCTAGAGTTTTATTTCCACAGTTTACGATTGGTTCCCAAGTATAAAATCTACCAGTTCCAGAATCTTGATTCTCTCCAAATTTAATAGAAAATTTATCAAGAATTTCATGATCTAGAGACTGAGTAAAAGTATTTTTCGTTGCTTCAGCCAACATAATGGCATTTGCTGTTTGTTGAATATTATTACCAACTCTTCCAGACCAGTGAGAAACCGAATATGTCATTGAGTAAATTCAACCTCTTTTCTTGTAATGTAAAGGCAAAGGCAATCCTCCTCAAGAGAATCTAAAGCCAATTGCTGAACATCAAAATTGTTAAAACAATCAACAACATTCTCAATTGTAATATCTTCCCAATCTTCTGCGTGAGTTGTGCCAAAGAGTCGAAGATCATCAACCAAGATGAGTCCAGCATCTGGTTTGTAAAGTTCATCAATTGCTTTACACTCTTCTAAGAGGGGGACATCTTTTTCTCCTTTAGATGTGCATCCATGAGAGAAATGTCCATCTAACCAAAATACACACTTTTCAGTTTCTTCAAACTGTTTCAGTAATTCTGGAATTACATTAGTGCTATCTCCATAATGAATTTTTACATTTCCATATGGAGGATGAGTTGAAAGAAAATTGTTGTAAAGATCCATTGAAATTTCAATGGTGTGAAACTGTTTGAAATATGGTTGCATATTACGAACCGTATCTCCCATGTAAGTTCCGGTTTCTACGCAAATTGGATATTCATCAGAATCAATATCAAATTTTTCTACGATTTTATTTAATTTTTCAATAGTTAGCATTGGCATTAGATGTACTCCTTTCTCATCTCTTCAAAAACTTTTGCGATACCTTTATCTAAGGTGGTTTTAGGCATCCACCACCCAGTAATATAATTGTCTGCTTCGTTTCTCTTGTCCATCTGAACACTATCTTTAGCGATTCCCGGTTTAATCTTTACATCAAACTTTTCAATTAGATTGAATTGTCCTTTAATCAGTTCAGCAACTCTCTTGATAGAATCATTTCTAAAAGAGGTAATGTGAAGAGGATCCGTTGGTTTAAAATCAGAATAACAATTCATGATTGTTTCAAGAGCCTCACAACAATCTTCTGCATAAAGAAACTGACGCTCTTCTGTTCCATCAGTGAGCATTTCAAACTCACACTCTTCAAATCCTCTACGAATGAAGTCTGTAATAACATGAGACTTCTCGTGATCATTTTCCACACCATAGACGTTCCAGAACTTTACAGTCAATCCATTAAGAGTTTGAGTGTAAAGTTCCCCCACTCTTTTCAAAACTCCATATGGAGAGTAACTCATGTTACTCATTTGAGATGAAGCAAAGACAAATGGTTTACGGTATTCAGCAAGATACTGAAAGACGTTTGCCATCAGTCTTGTATTGTTATTGATAAAGTCATAGGTATGCTGATACTTCTTTAGATACCTAGAACCACCAACATCAAAGGCAAGAAAAAATACAAAATCAGCAAGACGAATATCGTGCATTAATTTTGTATTAGGAATCTTCGTAAGATCCTGTTCCTCACCATTAGCAACGTCAAACTCAGTTACTTCGTGCCCTTTATTGCGAAGATATTCGGTTAAGTAAGCACCAATTTGCCCACTAGAACCTAAAATAGTTACTTTCATAATCAAACGGGATGATGAAATGGACGATATTCAATATCAGAAATCTGAGACTGAATCCAGTTGTATGTCTTACGAATCCCTTCTTCTAGAGATTGTGAATAGTTCCAACCAAGTTTCTCACGAATAAGATCGTTGTTGGAATTACGTCCACGAACTCCAAGAGGGGCATCTAGTTTATGTTGTTTGCTAACTTCTTTGCCCGCAACCTTAGCAGCAGTTTCAACAAGTTGATTAATAGTTACCATTTCTTCAGAACCAATATTGACTGGTCCGATAAAATCAGAATCCATCATACGACGAGTTGCCTCAATACACTCATCAATATAAAGGAATGAACGAGTCTGTTTACCATCACCCCAAACTTCTATTGTTCCACCTTCTTCTGGAAGATATGCTACTTTACGACAGATTGCTGCAGGAGCCTTTTCTCTTCCACCTTCCCAGGTTCCCTCTGGTCCGAATATATTATGATATCTAACAACACGTACAGGAATATTATGGTTGCGATGATAAGCAAAGTAGAGGCGTTCCGAGAACAGTTTTTCCCAACCATATTCAGAGTCCGGATTTGCTGGATAAGCAGATTCTTCACGACAATCGGGATTATCGGGATCAAGTTGGTTATGCTCTGGATACATGCAGGCAGATCCAGAATAAAAGATTTTAGTTTTGTTTACATCTTTGAGTTCATTCAGTTGACGTTGTTCATCAAGAACATTCAGATTGATTGTGACTGAATTGTGCATAATGTCTGCATCGTTTTCTCCAGTGAAAACAAATCCTGCACCACCCATATCAGCTGCAAACTGATAGATCTCATCGAAGGGTTGAGCAAACTTATCAACAATTTGTTGATAAAAATTTCCCAAGTATCCAGTGAAGCGGACACAACGACGAACAAAGGTTACATCACGAAGATCGCCAAGAATAAATTCATCTGCTTCGCTAATTGAATATTCAGGATACTTAAGATCTACACCACGAACCCAATAACCTTCTGCTCTCAGTCTTTTTACCATGTGGTTGCCAATAAAACCACCAGCACCAAGAACAAGTGCTGTTTTTTTATAATCATCCATAGATTAATAAATTACTCCTAGTATGTATTATAGTTCAAGAACAGATGGTTTGCAAGCCTTCTTCTAGTGAGATTTTTTGTTCAAATCCTAAAGATTTGAGTTTGTCTGCATTCAAGGCAAAATTCTTTGCTTGCGCTATTTGATTAAATCTTGGAGTTTCAATTGAGACTAATTCACTCTCACTTTCAAGATTTTTCTTAACCATCTCGATAATTTCTCTAAATGGTAGAGCAGTTCCACTCGCAATATTATAAATTTGATTTACCTCTCCTCTATCTATGACAAGTTTAAGTGCTCTACAGATATCACTCACATGCATATAATCTCTAAGTTGCATACCATCATCATATAGAGTGATAGGCTCATTATGACGCATCAACTCAATTAAAAATCCAAGGACATTCTTTCTTGCAGAGACAGTTTTATCCTGTCCATAAACATTTGCGATTCTCATGATGCGATACTTAACATCAAATGTTTTACAGAATGAGATTAAAAGTTGTTCTGCAGTTCTTTTTGTAATTGAATAAAATCCTCTTGGATCACAGTGATCATCTTCTTTTGCATAAACAATATCAGAACCATAAACAAATCCTGTGCTGACATAATTAAAGATAAGATCATTATCTTTGCAATGTTGAAGAACATCAAGAAGAACTGTAAGATTAGTATCTACATCTAAATGCAGATCATCAAACACATTGTAGTTTGAAATTGTACTGATTAGGTAAAGAATATTTTTTGAACTGGGTTTTCTTTGTTCTCTGGGAATTTGAATTACTTCCTCAGGAAACATATTACAAAAGGTGCCACCAATAAAACCAGTGGCACCATAGACAGAAATCTTATCAGACATATTTTTCACAATTAACAAACGTTTTTCCAAGTTTATCTTTTGGAGAAAGAATTGGTTCGTCTACTATTCCCCAATCAATATTAAGAACAGAGTCATTCCACAGAAGGGTTCTTTCGTGCTCTGGATAGTAATAGTCAGTAATTTTATATGTTACTTCAGCTTGATCAGAAATGACATAAAAACCATGAGCAAATCCAGCAGGAACCCATACTTGTTTGTCATTTGAGTCAAGTAAGATTTTAGTATATTTTCCAAAGGTAGGAGAATAAACACGAAGATCTACAACCACATCTAAAACAATTCCAGAAGTACAACGAACCAATTTACCCTGAGGATTTTCAACTTGATAATGAAGTCCTCTTAAAACACCTTTGACAGACTGTGAATGATTATCTTGGACGAAATTTTTTACACCAGTAATTGCTTCAAACTTTTCATCATTAAAAACCTCAATAAAAAATCCCCTATCATCTTCAAACTTTTTGTTTGTGATGATGTAAACATCTTTAAGGGTTGTTCCGATTGCATTCATACCATTTAATAGTCTTTTCTAAACCTTCTTCAAGATTAAAGCGTGGAGCCCATTTAATTTCATGTCGAATTTTAGTAATACTTGTCGAATACCTTCGATCATGTCCTGGGCGATCTTCAACATATTCTATCATATTTTCTCCCATGTTCAAATAATCTAGAATCATTCTAACTAAATCAATATTTTTAACCTCACACTCTCCACCAATATTATACTTCTGTCCTACTCTTCCACGACTCCAAACTTCAACTAGTGCTTCACAGTGATCTTGGACATACAACCAATCTCTAATTTGTTTTCCATCACCATAGATAGGAACTTTCTTACCATCCAGCAAATTCAAAATTGTTTGAGGAATCAATTTTTCTTTATATTGCCTAGGTCCATAATTATTTGAGCAGTTAGTGATAATTGTAGGCAATCCATATGTATTATGAAATGCATTCACAAAATGATCACTTGACGCTTTTGATGCTGAGTAAGGATTGCGAGGGTTGTAATTTGATTTTTCGGTAAAAGAATCTTCTTCTATAGTCCCATAAACTTCATCCGTTGAGATATGCATAAAACGATCAACTTCATACTTCAGAGAAAGTTTAAGTAGGTTAACCGTACCAACGATATTGGTATGAATGAATTGAGAACAATCTTTAATTGAATTATCTACATGACTTTCTGCTGCCAAATGAAAAATTGTTTTTGGTTTATATTTTTTAAAGATATATTCACAATTATGCTCATCAGCAATGTCTGTCGTATAAAGAACAACGGGATCTGGAATGTTGTGCCAGTCGGATGCATAAGTCAAATTATCAACGCAAATAATCTCATCATCTACAGTATTAACTAAATGATGTAGAAGATTACTTCCAATAAATCCTGCGGCGCCAGTAACTAATATTGTCATTGTTGATTATTTTTGACTGAATATTTTTCCAGAAGTTCTGGAGAGTACTGCTCAAGAACACTCTCTTCTAGTTTTTCAATTCTTTTCTGTTTTTCCAACTGATAAACTCTGTTTCGAATTTCCGTTGAGGAATATTTATGTTTTCTTGAATGGAAAAAAAGTTCGATACCATGATCAATACAGTGTTGTTTTCCAGTAAAATCTCTATCTTTATACTCTTCACTCAAAAATCTAATATGAATCGTTTGAGTTTGAATTAAATTGAGAAGATCTTCTTCGGTTTCATAAACCAAAATCTCATCGACATATTTGCAAGCTTGCAATTGAACATATCGTTCATATACAGATTGTGTTGGTTTATTTTTAATACCAGGGCGATCGATTGTAGGATCAACTTGAAGTGCTACCTTTAAATAGTCACACATTTCTTTTTCCATTTTAAGCATGGTGACATGTCCAGCATGAAACAAATCAAATGAACTACAATTAAATCCGATTTTCATATACAAAAAATATCTTGCTAGATTATACTAAAAAAGGAGAGTTTATGCAACTCTCCCCTAGGTCTTTCAGGCTCGCCACCAATTCTTTGACTGGAAATTGGAAACCAGGCGGAGAAAGAATTCCCCATCCGCACCAACTGCCCTTGAGAGAGGCAGTAAACTCATAATAGGGTCATATTTGACTCCACCACTTAGTTTTGCGAAACTAAGAAAAGTTGGGTTAACTTTGATATCTCGGAAATACCAAAGAATGCTATAAGAAATAACACGTCCCAAAGTTTAAGTTTGATAGCAAAAGGAATACTAAGTAGTCCCCCGATAAACTTTATCATCAAACCGTTTTTAAAATCTCCCCATAACATGATTTGATAACCAAGTAAGAGGAGAAAGTTGCCAATGTATCTCAGGATACTTGTTTTAGACATAAGGGGTTTTCATCACCGACCAGTACTTTTAAAGACTCTCCGTGTCTTCATCGTCTCCTTTCACGTAAGCAGGAACCCTATCAGGATCCAACCAACAAGTGTAGTCAAAGTCTTCCATCGCAGTCATTAATTGCATTTCATTATCGCAGAGATACATGTCACGATACCTACCAGTGTAAGAATCTACTTTTTGAATACGACAGTCAGGTTTTCCATTGATTTCCAAAGTACCTACCTGAATATAACGATAAGGAAACCGCTCCATAAGAACGGTTGGTTTTTTAGTCAATTTCATCAAGCAACCTCAACAGATTCAAGATCAGCAAGAACATATTCCATGAGAATCTCATAATCATCCAAAGGATCACCAGAGAATACTATTCCCTCATTTTCGTAGTAACGACGAACCTTTTTGTAGAGTTTCGGATTCTTTACATCAAGGTAGAACTCGCCGTTTGCCGCACCACGGAGGGTTTGAACGTCTTTTTTGAACTTAGCAGTGAGAGTCATTGTTTTGAATGTTGACCTATGTATTATACAGGTTTGACAGGGATTCTGTCAAGTGCTCGTTGTCAGGATTGAACTGACCTCTGCCGATTTATGAGATCGGTCCCTTCAACCAGATGGGTAAACGAGCATTCGCTATTCGCAAATAACGAATAGCAATACGAGTGCCTGGATTTGAACCAGGTCAAAGCCGCTAATCTGGCGGAAAGAGTTTATAAGACTCCTCTGACTACCAAGTCTCACTCGCATGAAAATCAAGAACCTTCTTCGTGATCAGTGTGAATGCGTATTACATCTTCATCCACACCACACTCTTCAAATATCTCAACAACTTCTTTGTAAGGAACCATAACTGCGTTTCCGTGCTCGCTAGTTATTACAAACGATTCTCCGTTTTCAACTTTAGACATTAAATTATCAAAATCTGATTGGAATTCTTCAACTGTGTATGATGGTAGATACTTAATTTCTTGCATTGGATTAGTATATTTTTTATAAGTCGGGCATAAAGGATTTGAACCTTTGACCTTTCCGCCCCAAACGGAACGCGCTACCAAGCTGCGCTAATGCCCGAGTATGAGACTATGAAGATTTTTTTTCTTTCATAGATTCAAGCCACTTTGATCCTGAAGATTCAGCATCTTCAAGAAGAAATTTTTCAACTTCGGAAAAAGTTTCAAAAGTCTTTACTTGATCTTCAAGTTCAACCCACCAATAAACAGAATCTTCTGTCTCCTCGCCGTTATGGGAGTCAGGAATCTCTTCTTTTGAAACACATTCAATTACAATATGAGTATCAAATCCATGCCTTTCTTCAGCATTCATAATAGTTTGAGTGATTGGAAGATCGGATAGTAGAGCAGCCATCTCAGTGTTTTTTTGAATGTACAAGTATTATACCCATTGCTGGAACGACTGTCAAGCCGCATCCGACAATAAAAAGAAATACGTTACTATTTAACAAAGTTTCTATTAAATGAAACACTACCATCCCCTCCAACTCTTAAATTCATAATAAAAATATTGATCAACACTATTATCTAATGGCGAATCATCTTCCCTATGAGCCCATTCTACGCAGAACTCTACAATACGACGATCGTGCAATGAATTGTGTCCCCACATTCTCACAAATGCCGTGGCAGCAAAGTGATATCTCTGTCTAGTGTGCGGTTCCATTTCCCTTATATTTCTCGGAGTCATAGTATCCTCCTCGTGTTCCGAAATAGAGTGTTGTTAAAATAAATGGAACTGAAACAAATAGTAGTAGTTTTCCTAATAACATAGTTTTATTGTGGGTATGCGTGTGTAAGTCCCCAAGCAATCCACAATCCCATAATAGTGAAATATATTAATGCTGAAACCAAAAGTGTCTTAGTCATCTTTTTCGTCCTCTGTCGTAAAACTCTTCTTTACAATTCTTCTAGTTCAAAGTAATTTTGAGAAAAGGAAATAAAGGTGGAATTGTGCCAATAAGTCTTAAGATCCCCTCAGCAAATAAAGCAAGAACCACCCAACCAACGCACATACTGATAATGGAAGCATTGCGGTTGTGTCTTCTGATGGCAGCATCGATCATCTCCCGGACTTCGCTACGAGTCACAAAATCATCATCATATGGTTCCATCATTTTTCATCACCAAGAAACTTTGCCAAAGGATCTTTTTTTGTTTTCATAATTTCGATTGCTCTTTTATAGAGCATATTGCCCGTGTTTCCAGACTGTTCGAAAGTTTCTTTGATCTTCACCCAATTATCATAGGTGTGTTGATCCATAGAGTTAGTATTTGCGACATTACTATATAATAATCACAAATATTTCAACGTCAATCTTTTGTGTTAATACGATAACACTATTGAACAAATTGTTAAATTTGTAACTTATTAAACGGAAGTGGCTGGATTCGAACCAGCGGAGGCTTTCACCTCGACGGTTTTCAAGACCGTTGCCATAAACCACTCGACCACACTTCCAATATAAGATTCAACGAATCTCAAAATCCAAACGCTTTACTTTACGTTGGCGTCTTGCTTCTTGAAAAGCAAGATCTTGTGAAGAGAGAACATTGGTTTTTTGTTCTTTCTGAATAGAGTTTAACATTACAACTCGTGATAAGTCAACTGCTGAAATCTTATCACCACGAATTGTTGCCATATTGGGACAACCACAAGTGATTGTTTTTGTTGGGTGTCCCGCAAGTTCTTTATTACAATCTTTGCATCTTATTGATAACATTTTTCTTCATCCTAATCATTGTAAATGAGATCTTAACATCCAAACGAATTTGCCATGAGACTCCATTAAATCTTGAACTAAGTTAGCAGTTGCATATTGCTTCTGTTCTTCAGACTCTTCCGAAATTTCTTGCATCAATTCACAAAACTTTTCGTTATTATCAAGCAGTTCTTGAAGCATTTCTTTTGCTCCAGTTGAACTTGCTGCTTCTTTAATCTGCGTAACCTCAAGCATTCTAGAAAGCGAACTTAAAGGTTTTACATTCAAATAACGCATATGCTCTGAGATACGATCAATCTCTTCAAACATAGTTTCATATTGTCCACCGAAAAGTTGATGGAGTTGAGTAAAATCACTTCCAACAACATTCCAATGAAATGCCCAAGTTTTATGGAATAAAACAAAAAGTGATGACTGAGAATCACTCAAGAGTTTATAAAGTTTTTCCATTATACTTTTTTTCAAATATTTATGCAAGTGGGCAATATCGGATTCGAACCAATGACCGTCTGCGTGTAAAGCAGCTGCGCTACCGCTGCGCCAATCGCCCAACTCCCCCACCTGGACTCGAACCAGGAACCCCAAAGTTAACAGCTTCGTGCTCTGCCAATTGAGCTATAGAGGAATGGTCCTCTGTCTGGGAATCGAACCCAGTTTCCCAGTGCGTTGTCCGCCTGTCCTTACCAATAGACTACCAGAGGGAATGGTAGTCTCTTTCTAGGTTATCTACCTAGCGAGTGCCACCAAGAGCGAAATAGGAGATTCGAACTCCTGACGTTCTGCTTGGAAGGCAGACATTCTACCGCTGAATTAATTTCGCATGAGACAATTATAAATCATTTAGGTTTGATTGTCAAGTGCTCCAGAGAAGATTTGAACTTCCACGCTTTTTAAGGCGGCGGATTCTAAGTCCGCTGTGTCTACCGTTCCACCACTGAAGCAAGGCAGGCAAGGAGGGACTTGAACCCCCAATCGACATCTTAGAAGGATGCTGCATTATCCATTATGCTACTTGCCCTCAACTCTGATATCATATCAGTCCTTGGGACAGGTGTCAACCCAAGGAGCACATAACCTCATTTCACCTCCCAATAATCTTTGAGCCTCAGAGTCATCTGGAGCTTTCTCGCTTAACCGTGGCAAAGGTACTCTAGGTGGTTCTGAGTCCCTTGTCAAGCGTTCATAGTCACGAATGGCTTTGTCCACATCACGCTCAACTCTCCTATTCACCACGCCTGGATCCTGGAGCAGCACATCGTTGATTATGGTGCCTGGGAACAGAACCCTCTGAACCTCGTCTAGGAGATCCCAGAGGCGCTCCTGGGGCGCTCCTGTGCATTGGGAGAGGGTTGCTACGATCCCACTGAGCACGATGCTTATGAGGATTATCTGCTTCTTATCTGGTTTCTTTTTACCGAAGTTAAAATTAAACATAAAAAAAGAGGAGTGTTGCACTCCCCTCTATTTATTATTCAGTTTTATATTCTATTGTATCAAACTTCTACCGTGATCAGTTTGGAAGCATAATCATGAGCATAAGCTGTACGAGCACCATGATGCCCCCAACCAATCCAACTATACGCATAGTCCATGTAACGATTGATAGACTTACCAGGAGTTTTCATCCTATCAACAATACGTTGCCATTGAACCTCAGTTGTAAGATAACGAAGTTGCGTGTGAAGTTCTGATGGAGATCCACCATACTTCTTAGCAAAATCACCCAATCCATAATAACGATCGGCAGATGTCCATTGAATCAGTCCGTAACCACGTCCGCAGTTATTCCAACTGGTTCTACTACCACCTTCGCAGATATTAGGCACGAATGTGGATTCTTGTCTAATATTGCCCATGATGGTAGCAAGGGCGTTTCTGTCTTTAACACCACGATCCTGGAAAAATGCCAGGGTAGCATTCTCATGTTCATTACACCCTTTACAAATTAGCCTTTTCTCTTTTGGCTTTTCAGGCGGAGCAACCTCTTTGGTCGCTGTCGGTGTTTCAAACTCCTTAATGATTGAGAAGGGCACAGGAGGTGCCGTCAAAGGAGGAGGAAACAGGGGCAGTGTTGCCATATTGGTTGTAACCGATGCCAGAAGGGGCAGGGCTACTGTAAAGAAATTTTGCACTAGTTTTAATTGAACTCTACATCCGTATAGAAGAGGGGTACACCCAACTCTCGGAGGGCATCTTCCACGGCTCTAATTGTCACTCAAAGTCTCATTATGAGAAAACCCACCTTTTGAGTGAGTTTGTTCATAATAAGTTAATATTTAGGATTTGTCAAGAGACTTGTTCTAGAGAAACAATTTCCAATTCATCACCTTCGAGTTCAATCCATTCATAGAACTCAGCAAGAATTGCACGAGCATCATCTTTATGAATGTCCATGTTTGCAGCACGATCCAGAGACCAAGTTCTCACATGAGCTACGATATCTTCAGTCGTTGCGTTCATAATAGTCTTTTCGGAAGTACCTGTTGAGGATGTTGCTATTGTAGTACCTCGGGGTTCCGTCGTCAAGTCCTTCTGTGAGGACATTGTGGGCAAATAACTGTCGGGTTTCCTCAAAGTTTGTTTTGCCCTTTGTTTTATGTAATGAAATAATAGTTCTTGTAAAATTCTCTTTACCAAATTTTTCAACATCATCTTTTAGTTCTGGACATGATCCATAATATTTTTTCCAATCAGACTCTGATTTAACTTTTCTAGATTTTCCCTTCGGCGTGCGGAAACTCCAGAAATATTTTCTACCAAGATAGCTCCTCCCAGTTGTATCGCAATCAATACGATAAACAAAACCAAAATGATCTTGAATATCAACTGATAGAAACATCTTTCCATTGTAAGTCCAAGGATTTTCATAGTCAATGTCTATACTCATCAATTATATCAAGAACTTCGTTCAGATATTTATGAGCAAGTCCTTTCATGTCCATATCATGGCGAATATGATCTGTATGAAGTTGATTCTTGAGTTTTAAAACTCTAACTTTCAATTCATCTTTATCCAGTTGATTTTTAGGCATAAAAAAAGAGGAGGTTAAACTCCTCTATGTATCATTATCAGTCACCCATTCTTTACAATAGTCATAATCTCCAAACAAATGTTCATCACATTCTGCTGCTTGTTTATATGCGTTCAGGATTGCCTGCTCACACCATTCATCATAGTTTGAATCCTGAAAAAGTATTTTTGGTAACATCTTGTTTGATTCCACCAACTACGTATGATTCTACCTCCGTTTCCTGGGGAGCCACCTGGAGTCCTTTAGATGAAATCCAGTGCTGAGTCCAAGGTAGGGGGTTATTGTTTGCTGAAATATCATATTGTGGTTTAAGTCCTATTGCCTTAAGTCTTCGGTTTGCAATCCATTCAACATATTGCTGAAGAAGTTTATCGTTCAGTCCAATCATGCTGCCATCTTTGAACAGATAATCTGCCCATTTCTTTTCTTCGTTTACAGCACGATCAAACATCTTGTAAGTCCATTCTTCTTCCTCTTTCATAATCTTTTGCATTTCGGGATCATCACCTTCCCTCCACTTATTCAGAATATTCTGAGTAAGTGCTAGGTGCTGGTTTTCGTCTCTTGCGATGAGACTAATGATTTTAGCGGATCCTTCCATAAGCTTAAGTTCACCAAAGGCGAAACTACAAGCAAAACTAACGTAGAACCGAATACCTTCAAGAATGTTAACGTTTGCGACTGCTCTGTACAGTTTTCGTTTGACATCATTGAGTGTTTCTTTTGCGTTATGTGTTCCTTCAAGTCTGAACATCCAATCATTAGATGTTCCATAATTTTGTGCCGATCTGATAAAGTCATCATATGACTCTGTAACGCTCTTAGAACGCTCCAGAATACGCTCATCTTTGATGATAGTATCAAACACTTCGCTGGGATCAGAATAAATGTTTTTGATGATATAAGTGTATGAGCGACTATGAATCATTTCCATAAATCCCCACACTTCCATACATGCTTCCAATTCAGGAAGTGAGCAGTATGGAATAAAAGCCATACCAGGTCCACGTCCCTGAACAGAATCAAGCATGATCTGGTACTTCAAATTGGAAGTATAGATATGTTTTTGCTCAGGACGAAGTGTTTGATAATCTCCACGATCCTTCTGTAAGGATACTTCTTCAGGTCTCCAGAAATATCCTAATTGCTGAGTAGTGAGTTTTTCAAAGATAGGATACTTATATGAATCATATCGTTGAACCCCAAGGGGCTTACCAAAAAACATTGGTTGTTTTTTGGTATCAACTTTTTCAGTATTAAAAACTGTCATACCTTTAATTGATGTAGGTTCTTCCGTAGAAGAAATTTTAAACTGCACAGGATTCACACTCGCCCTCCTCGACTGAACTTAACTCACTTAGCAAATCCTGAAGATTGGGTTTTTCTTCTACTACCTCATCAGTCTTAATATCGTAAGTGTTTTGGTAGTAAGAAGTTTTCCATCCCATCTTGTATGTAGTCAGAAAGTCATTTGCCATTACTGACACAGGAACTTCATTATTTTCATAATTCTCTGGATTATAGGACCAGTTTCCAGAAATTGCTTGATCAAAGAACTTTTGCATAACTGCAACAACATTAATATACCCAGTATTGCTAGGCATATCCCAAAGAAGCGTATAATTGTTTTTAAGTGTATGATACTGGGGGACAATTTGCTTAAGAGGTCCCTTCTTTGACTTCTTAACGGACAGGTAATCCCTAGGTGGTTCGATACCGTTGGTTGCGTTTGACACAACGGAACTGCTCTCCGATGGCATCTGTGCGGACAGTGTTGAGTGCCTAAGACCGTGCTCCAAGATGGATGCTCTAAGATTTTCCCAATCATGTTCTAAGGCAATTGCAGTAATTTCGTCCACATCTGTTTTATATGTATCAATAGGAAGAATGCCATCAGCATACTTAGTACGTCCAAAGTATTCACAATATCCCTTCTCTTTGGCAAGTTGATTAGAAGCCTTGAGTAGATAATACTGGAATGATTCCGAAAGTCCATGAACTGCGTCCCATGCTTCTTGAGAGGCATAATTAAATCCAAGCTTTGCCAAATAGTGAGCTAACCCAATAAACCCTATACCAAGCGAACGACGTGCCTTGGTGGCGATTTCTGCTGCCTTTACGGGGTATTTTTGATAGTCAATCAACTCATCCAATCCACGAACTGATAGATCACAAAGTTCCTCAAGTTCTTCATCAGACTTTACCTTTCCAACATTAATCGCTGAAAGAATACAAAGTGCAATTTCTCCTTCACCATCAATATGATGAAGAGGATCTGTTGGTAGAGTAATCTCTTGGCAAAGATTACTCATATTTACCTTATCTTTAAATGATGAATGTGAATTGCAGTGATCGATATTCATAATATAGATGCGACCTGTCTCAGCACGTTCTTTGAGGAGACTAAGAATGAGTTCTTGTGCCTTAACAGTTTTCGACGGAATGGACGAATTGTTCTCGTATTGAACGTATAAATCGTCAAACTTGTCTGTTCCGAAAGCATCATAAAGTCCAGAGACATCATGTGGGGAGAAAAGCGTAATCTTACCGTCTTGAATAAATCTTTCATAGAACAACTTACTAATTTGAATAGAGTAGTCCAATTTACGGACACGGTTATCTTCCGTACCCTTGTTATTTTTAAGAACTAAAATGTCTTGGATTTCTTGGTGCCAGATTGGGAAGTGGACAGTTGCTGATCCACCTCTGATGCCATTTTGAGTGCAGCATCGGACAGTTGCTTCAAACTTTTTGAGAAATGGAACAACGCCTGTATGCTGTACTTCTCCGCCTCTGATTTTACTATTGATGCCACGGATTCTACCTGCGTTGATACCAATACCCGCCCTTTGAGCAACATACCTGCCAATAGCCATGTCGCTACTGAAGATGCTATCAAGGGTGTCATCAACATCAACAAGAACACAGCTAGCAAATTGTCGGAGTGGTGTTCGCACTCCTGCCATGATAGGTGTGGGAATGTTGATTTTGTGCTTTGAGATTGCGTCATAGTACCTCCGAACATATGACATTCTGGTTTCTTTGGGATACTCTGCAAAGATAGTCAGAGCAATCATCATGTACATAAACTGTGGAGTTTCATATACTCCACCGCCACTCCTGTCTTGCACAAGGTATTTGTCAACGACTTGACGTAAACCTGCATAAGTGAACAGATAGTCACGATCATGATCGATATATGAATTAAATTTATCAATCTCTTCTTTTGAGTATTTGTTAAAAATATCATTATCATAAACTTCTCGATTTACACAGGCATAAATATGCTCCTCAAGATGAGGAAGTTCCTTCATCTTTCCATAAAGTTGTTTACGCACAGAAAAAAGAAGTAAACGAGCGGCAACATACTGATAATTTGGATGATCAAGATCAATTAAATCGGAAGCAGAACGAATCAGAATTTCCTGAATTTCTGCTGTCGTAATTCCATTATAAAATTGAATGCCAGAAGTCATTTCAACTTGACTCGCAGAGACGCCAGCAAGATTCTTACATGCCTCTTCTACCATTACGTGCATTTTATCCAAATCAAGAGATTCAATATTTCCATTTCTCTTGACTACTTTTGTACCGTTACTCATATTTTCTTCCAGGTAGTAAATTTAAGTTTTGCTTCTAATCCAGAATAAGTATTTAATTCTATCACAGACTGAACATCCAGTCCAGATAGTACCATATCATTAATGTCTTTCTCTTTTATGCCAGAAGGCCAGATGACAATACTTTCTCCTTTGTCAATGGTGCGGGAGATTCTTGATACAATTTCTGAATTTCGTGGTTCGTTATCATAGATCCAAACAGGATTGCTAATCCCCCACTTGCTAACATCAGCGTCAGCTCCACACATAGCAATCGCATTGCGAATGAATGTACTGTCAAATGGTCCTTCTGTAATGTAGACTGTGGCATCTTTTCTGACATTATCCAGTCCGTAGATTTTTGGTGCATCATCGTTAAGCATCACGGTAATGTATTTAATCTTGCTAGATCCAAGTGCTCTACCCTGAAATCCAACAAGAGTATTTTGATAGAACAAAGGAATAATAATCCTAGGTTCATCTTTAGTGGTATCATCGAAGACTTTCTTAATAGAATTTGTCCACGATTTAAATTTATCTGTGTAATAAAATTTATCTGGGGTTAATTCTCTTTTTATTAAGTACTCCTTTGCTTCAAAATTCTCCGATGCTTTAGGTAGATCCAATCTTGGTTTGAATTTTGGTGTTTCAAATTCAAATACTGGTTCGTCAGCGGTAAAGTTTCTGCCAGTATGTCCTTCTTTAAATTTTTCAAAAGTATATTGTTTATGAATTGTAATATCAATTTGTTTTAAAAAATTATTAAAAGATACGTTTACTCCGCAATTATGACATTTAAAGTTTGTATTATTTTTTACTTGATAGAGATATCCCCTTGCTTTACTTTTATTTTTTTGAGAGTCTCCACAGATTGGGCAGCGAAAGTTATAAAGATTGTTTTTTATCTTTTTAAACTTTTGAAGCCGCGCAGAAATCAAATTGATGTATTTAACATCAACATAATCCATAATCAGTTCTTAAAGGTGTACTCATTCTATCAGATTACCTTGCTTTGTCAAGGCAAAGAGATGTCATGATACCTGTCCATTTTACAACAGCGTTTGTTATTTTTTGTAGAGAATAGATGGACGGTTTCTTTTTAGTTTTCATGGCAACCATGTGCCAACGCTCAATTATTTATTTTTTACTTGTTCTGCGTTTGATGTGCTATTAATAACAATATTCGTAATTATTGGCACAAATATTAGAGAAAGAGCAACTACTCCTGCTGCCATCCATCTAAATTTAGAAAGACCTTCGACTTTTTCCTCAACCTTTTCAATTCTTTCACCAAGTTCTTTACTAATTGCTTCGTGCTGTTCTTTTGATGATACTTTAATATCTTCAATCATCTTTACAATTATATTATCTGTTCGGTTACACTGCTCAATTTTTTCATTATGGATAGCAAGCATTTGACTGATATTTTGACTTGTCTCTCCTATCTTTTGGATTGCTGTATCAATCCTTTCCATCATCTGCTCATAAACGTTAATACGCTCTTCAAGCAGTGCTATTTTTGTTTCGGTAGATGATGGTGGGAACATTTTTTTATTGCGGAGGTTTCTTTTTCATCCAACGTTTGCGAGAACCTATACCTAGAGATGCGTATTTTTTTCTTCTTGTCAATCCCATAACAGGATCAAATCCAGCGGTAGGACCTTTTGGATCTGCAGAACCACTAAATCCAGCAGCGCCTGCACTCGATCCTGTCACCATTTGCTCCCTTATGATTTCAATTAGTCTATTCAGTTTATTCTTTTCCATTGTAAATTTTATAGAGTTCTGATAAACATTTAAGATCTACTTGAATATGGTGAATATCCGATTTTGGATATTCTGGGAGCCTACCAAGAAATATAATAAAAGTTTTAGTAACATCCCACAATTCTTTTTCTAATTTATGAAAAAGCATTGGGGTTGTTGCTTCGCCAAAGATATTATATAAAATTATAAAATGATTTAAAACAAGATGAATTTTCAACTCACCAGTTTTTTTATAACGTTTCAATAATCTTTTTATATATTTAAAATGATTTAAATCCTTATCAAAATCTTCCCTAGTCACTGCTTGGGGATTTTCATAATTTTTAATAGCAAATAAAAGAAAATTATCTTCGTTCAATTCATGAAAAATCATATTATGCAGTCACTGTTAAGGTAGTAGTACCAATACCAACTCCAGAGAATACTGTTCCTGCACCACCAACGTTACGAATAGGATCTACTCCAAATGAAACAAAAGAACTAGTAACACCAGTGCCTCTAGAACCGTCAGTTACTACACCAACAAATCCACGAGCAACATCAATTTTGAGAACAGTAGAATTTGTACGAGTGCTAAAGTTAACAGCTGTTCCAACTCCAATTACACTTGCAACTGTAAATGCTGTTCCAACTGTAACGAAGGTGGATCCAACAGCAACAATGGGTCTGTTGGTAATAGTTGTTAATCCAACAACACTAACAGAACTTACTCCAGCAACAACTCCAGTGGTATCTGCAACGAAAAGAATTGTTCCACCAACAGAAACGGGACTATTAATCGTCGTTGATAAGAAGTTAACGTTTGCGGACAATACCGTTCCAGGAGCAGTGAAGGCAAATGCTACTCTATTAGTAATTTGTCCATTATAATTTGTATATACATCTGGAGATCCGTGAGTCGCTGCTTCTCCAACCCAAGCATACTGCGGAGCTCCAGATAGAGATGATGTCGCATAAGCTACAATTGAAGCGGACTCATTACTACCATTCGCATCAAAAGTGCGAACATTTACTGTAGCGCCAGCACCTGCAAATACGAGTTCATTAAAAACTACATGGACGTATCCAGTTGTTCCAGTAGTAATCCCAGCAGTGCCGCCACCAGCAACAGTAATTCTCGAAGACTTGTTTGGATCTTCAAAAAATACAACTACTGGAGCAGCAAGTCCAAGTCCAGTTGAACCACCATCACCGCCCTGTCCTGTCGTATTCAATCCAATTACAGGAACTAAAACCTCATCATAATAACCAGTAGACAATCCAGAATGTTCTGATGAATGATATCTTCTATACACCCATCCACGCACATCTGCAAAGCAGTTCCAAGGGGTGTTTTTTCTATCGTTCTCCGATAAATGCTTTGGAATAGCATAATTATTATCTGCTGTTTCAGTAGTTGTGGAAATGCCCCAGAGTGCCATTCTTTTTACCTTTACTAATTTAATCGTAGAAATATTTATAAAAAAGGAGACGTTACTTTTTGTCTCCTTTATGTAAAACAATTTTCAAAAAGTTAACTGTTAAATCAAGTAATCCATTCTCCTCAAATCTTTTTGTTTTTGCCAACCACTCTGATGTAGTTAACAATAGACCAAGAACAATAGTTACTCCCCAGTTAGTTACAAAGCAAGTAATCATGCTTGTGGTGTAAAGAGTTTATTCTTTACAAGATCATAAACAACATTATCAATGCTGTTATCTGTGCTATTGACATACTTCTTGAGTAAATCAAGCACAAGATTTTTAACAGATGGATGAGTTGCAATCTGAATAAGAAGTGGTTTTACCACTGCTACTACTGCGCCCATAATGCCCCCCGTAAGAGAATGTCCTAACCTATTTAGATCAGTCACTCTCTAAAGGAATCTTTCCTTGTTTCTGAAGATTAAGTTTTTGTTTTTGTAATTGTTGCTGTTTTTGCTGCATCATTTTTAAATTTGCATACTTTTGTCTTTCAAGATTAGTATCTAATGGTTTTTCTTTTGATTGAGTTTTTGGTTGAAGTTCAAGTGCTTGTTCAGATATCTTCTTTGCCATCTTAGTAGCAGTAGCATACATCACTTCTTTACCACGACCAGGATATCTCTTTTCAAAATCTGATGCCTTATCCTTCATAGACTTTACAATTTCTTCTTTCTTTTTGGTTTCAGCAGTAGACAATGTTTTTTCATCAATCTGCTTTACTTCCTCATTTCTTACAGATGCAAGCAAATCATCCAACTTCGACTTTTTCTTTCTTGCAGGTGCTTTTGCTTTTGGTGTTGATGCTTTCTTTACTTTTGGTTTTGATGGAGTTGTTGCACTCCCCTCCCAAGGATCAGCAGGTTTTTCTGCTGGTTTCTTAGATGTCTTTGATGCTACTGGTGTTGATTTTGGAGTTGATGATGAACTACCACCATCCATTTTACGAGCAACATTTCTTGCTCCTCTAGATACTGCTCTTGCACCAGAAGCAACTGCTTTCTTCATACCACTCTTAAGTTTAGAACCAAGTCTAGAAAGAAGTCCTGGTTTCTTACTTTGCTGATGAGTATTTCTGTATGGTTGTGGTTTTCTGGTTCCAGAAGACGAAGAAGATTCTCTATCGGATCCTTTTCCAGCAGAATAACCTGCTTTCGCTTCTCTACCAATTGCTTTGGCACCTCTTACAACAGCTCCAGCAGCGTGTCCTACTCCACGGGCAACTTTCTTAACAGCAGACTTAACTTTTTGAAGTCTATCACTCTTGATTTTTGTATCATGTCCATATGTTACTTTTGCTTCATTTAAGAGATCTTCAGAAAATTCGATAGATTCTAATAGAGTATTTTCTACATATTCAAGATCATAACCTTCCTCCAAACACTCATAGAAAAATTCTTCCACAACTTCTTCAATCAAATCATCAGAAAGAAAGAAAATTTCAGTCTCTGACATTTCATCAAAAATATTATTGAGATATTCAATCTCATTAACTTCCAAAAGAGTTCCACCAAGATCTTCTACTGCCTCACCCAGATCAAGTTTAGGATTGATTACAATTTTATTGTTGATGCTTTTTTCAGATATTTTTTGATTTTCTTTTTTACTTGTTTCTATCTTATCAACTACTTCAATTAAATCTTCTCTCCAATTTGAATACCCTTCTTTTCTTACTTCAATTGCTTTACCAATTGCTTTTCTACGTTTATTCAAATACTTATCTGATTTATCTACATCACCGTCATTATCAATATCACCATCTTCTTTCCCAACAGGATCTAATGCTTCTTTTTGAGTCGCAATTGACTTAGCAATCATTTCTCTGCGGTTCATAAGATACTTATCTTTCTTGGTATTCTTCTTACCGTCATTATCAACATCAGAATCTTCCTTACCTACAGGATCAAGTGCTTCATCAAACTTCTTTCTAACTGCAGCAACCATATCTTTATGTGCTTTTGTTTTCTTCATATCTTCAATCGCTTTCTCATTTGCTTCACGACGCTTCTTCATATCTGTTTCTAGATGAGAAGACTCTCCCATTCTGCGCTTTTTGAACGCTGCTTTATCAAGTGGTTTTTCAACATTACCAGGTCTTACACCTTCTTCAACCTGCGAAGTTGCAACCTGCTCCAGATAAACTCTGGAAATGTCATTCAGAGGATTGATTGCCATCTTAATTAAGCACTTACTTTCTGTTTCTTATACTTATTTATGAAATCTAAAAATGCCCTACCACCAGTTTGAACATTTTCCTTCCCTAAAGTAGATCCCGGAGTTTGCTGTACTGCATATTTTAAATATCCAGTTGTTCCTGCCAGTGTATTTGGTTTTCCTGGCAATCTATATTTTCTATCCATCTTAACTTCAGTGTATTCCATCACATCTTTGATCCAGGATTTAAACATATAATCCTCTTTTGTCACGCAAATTAGGTGATTTGTTCCTCTACGAATAATCTTACCCACCAAACCAGTATTTAAATTCTCTACAATATCACCAATTTTAAAAACTTTTCCTTTAATATAATTTTCACGAAGAGTCTTTTGATCATACTTTGGAGCAATCTCCCAGAGACTATAACTTTCTTTTTTCACTTTAGATTTCTTTGCGCCCATTCCTTGACGAACTTTATCAAATAAAGTTTGAGTGTCCCCATCATCTAGTGACTTAGGAGTTCCTTTACGGAATGATTTAAAGTCATTATCAAGGACTGCTTTTCTCATCTTGGATGCAGACATTCCTTCTACACCTTCTGCATCAGCATCACGAACACCAGCTGAAACAACACGAATCAAATCAAAGTCATACAAATCTTTATTATATTTCTGAGCTAGATTTTCAAACTCTGATTGACGATCAGAACCAACAACAATATTTACATTCACATATCCATCTTTGTCAGCATTAACAAGAACATCAAAGATAGATTTCATATCTGGATCATTGATAATTGCTTCCCCAAACTCAGGGAACATCTTTCTCATATAAGAAACCTTTGTACTCGGATCTAAAGGATTCTTTTTAGGATCTTGAGTTCTTGATGGATATACTTTCAAATTTCCACCAACAGCAATTCTCTTTGCAGACTTAAGAAGTTTTTCATGCCCAACTGTTGGGGGATTAAAACGTCCAAACACAACTGTTAAAGTGTCACCCTCTGCTTGCTCTTCCTCCGGAGATTGTGCTGCCCCTTTTGGTACTGCAGGAGCAGGTGCTTGTGCAGCCTGAGTTGCTTTTGGAGCAGGTGCCGCAGATGTTGATTGTTTTTCTGCAGCAGGTTGCTCCACACCTTTTGGTTTTCTACCGTCAACAAAGTTAAGTTTTCCTTTATCAGTTCTCGCAACAAGTTTACCGGAACGATCAATCCATCCACCATGACCGTCTCCAGATAATCCCAATTTTTTTGCTTGCATTGCTGCTTGCGATTGAGATGCTTCTGATAAAAAATTGAAAAAACTCTTCATATTTTGTTTTTATATACTTATATTTATTACCATGGATCCCCAGACATTTTTAAACTACTTGCAAGTTTTTCAGACTCATATTTAAATCTCATTTTTAAAATTTTTTTGGATCCTGCTTTAACTCCAACAGAGTCATTACCAACACTTTCAAAGATAATTCTATCATCCAAAATTGCTTTTAATTTTGGATTATTAAGAGGATCTTCTACAGATGCAGAATAAGGAGCCTTTGTTCCTCTACCGGTAACCTTTACATATGGGGGATAAAGTTCTTGACTTGCGTCTATCCAACTTTTAATTATATAATCTCTTCTTTTTGCCTGATCCATTGTATTTAATTTTTTAAGTAAAATATCTCTACATTCACTCAATACCATACTACCCAAAGAATCCGTTTCCTTCTGCAATGCTTTATTTGCACGAATCGCAGACTTTCTTGCTTGAGCTGCTGCTGGTAATTTAAAACTTTTAATTATTTTATCTTGAGATTTTTTATTAATATCATTAAGTCCCAATCCAAGATCAGAATCAATTGTTCCTACTCCTGGGTTTTTAAATCCAATATCACCCTTTCCAGAAGTAGATTTTGCAGATAGTCCCAGAAATCCACCTTTTCTAAATTTTACCAAAACGTCAGTTGGATTTTTCCTTTGATTAACATCAACACCAACAACTGCTTTAAAGGAAAATCCTGGGCGAGCAGTCCAATATGTTTCTTGTATTCCATCAAATCCATTAGACTTTGCCCATTTTAAAAATTCTTCAACCATAACAATTGCTCTACCAATTTGCTGCTCACCCTGTTCTGCTGTAAGCATTGCCAATTTTTTGTTGTATTGAGACTCTGATGCGGAATCTGGAAATTCATTTCCATTCAAAATAAATGCAACATATATTTCATTAACATCCGCTAGGTCGGTATTTCTAGCCATTTATATTAATACTTTTTAAGTATTTAGAATGGAGATAATCGGACTCGAACCGATGACATCTTGCTTGCAAAGCAAGTGCTACTACCAACTGAGCTATATCCCCGATGTGGGTATTATAAAACCCCTCAACTAAAAAGTCAAGGGGTTAGAGCAACCTTCCGATTTATTTATCAGTCGTGCTCACCCATTGCTCTTTGCTTTGGGAGTTTGCCCATAAGAACCTTCTGCCTCAAGAATCTCTTCAATGTCTTCAGCATTTAGTTCATTCGCCATCAACCACTCTGCTTCTTCCAAAGTTTCTGCATATCCTTCTACTTGAAGAAACTCAAGAACTGTATCAAACAAATCTACTTCTTCGTTAGAAACTAATCCAACTACGTTCTTGTTCTTTTTAGTCAGTTTATCAAAATAGTTAATATCCCTTTGCATCTTATTAGCATTGTCTCTTCCCTTTGCAGGAGAAAGTGGTTTATCACCTGCTCTTCTTTGTGCTGCAAGGTCACTTCTTCTTTCCGAAGATTCTCCCTTTACTGCTTCACCCATATTAAGTTTCTTCTTCTCGTTAGGAGTTAGAGTAGCAGAACCTCTCTGTGCTCCTCTTGCTGCTTGCTTTGCTTTTACCTCAGGATCATTTGATTTATGACCATAACCATGAAGTCCTGGATTAGATGAATTTGTTTTGCGGAAATCACCCATCTGCTTTCTTGCATAATTTGCTCTAGCTTTGGGATCAGTACCAGATTGTCCATATGTTGGTCTATCTGCTAATGCTCCTGCTCTATCTGCAGATTGTCCACCACCAGTTGATGAAGCAATCTTGTTACGAATAGCAGTCTCATCCTTGCCCCTCTTTGCCATGGCAGTTGCTTCACCAAGTCCAAGTGCCTTTCTTGCCTTTGCTCTTTCTTCTGGAGATGGTTTTTTTGAAGGAGCAAGATCTTTGATTGAATGAGTTGCCTTACCAACTTTAGCAGGTGCTGAAGGCATCTTTTCCATACGGGAAGCCATTCTATTTTCATCAAGTTCATAAACTTGATTATATGCTTCCACCAATCCGCGCAGTTCCTTAGGATCCATTTTTACAAATACTTTTTAGTTATTTATAAAAAAACCTCCTGCAAAAGGAGGTTGAAATCAAAGCGTGTGTTTTTCAATCTGACTATCAAGTTCTACAATCACTCCACGAATATCAGTTACACGAGGAGGAACAGATGCCTCATTATAGGTATATCCTTTTTGAGCATCAAAGAGAACTTGACGAACTGCCGCTGCAGAACGAACATCAAGATTAAGTATTACTCCAGTTTCTGTAATAGTCACTTCACTCACAGGTCTCCCTCCACACGATTTTCACTTCTGAATACATCAAAAGTTCCCTCAGGATAACGAGCACTCAGTTTCTCATAGTTCATTTGAAGGACTTCTTCAAAGTTAGTATCAAGTGCCATACAAGCCTGTGCAAGATACCAACAAATATCACCAAGTTCTCTCTTCATATGAAAAATACTTTCTTCATTATATGATTTACCTTGAAGAAATATTTTTTTTACAACTTCAGTAAATTCACCCGCTTCTGCACTCATACCAAGAGCAGCAGTTAAAAGACGAGGAACATCTGCATCATTTGTTGCTTCAAGTTCTGTCAGACGAGAAAGCAGTTGAGCAAAATCACTGCTTGCAGGACTTGTAGTTTGGCGAACGAATTCAATATATTTGTTTGTATCGATAATTTTGTTTTCAGTCATAGTAAATTTAAGTTTTCCATCATCTAGTGTTTCTTTTTTAATTTCGATCATGTTCCCTCACTCCAAGAATTAATATAATTTAATTGATCATCAGTCAATTTATCAATATAGATTTCCATTGCTCTCAATTTAAGTCTTGCAATCTCCATATCCTTTTCTTCTGGTACTGGATAGATTCCGGGTTTAAGTTTACCACGATTCTGAACAAGATACTCAACCGCAAGAGCTTGATTTGCAAAACTCATATCCATAACTGCTGAGGGATGTCCCTCAGCAGCACCAAGATTTACCAAACGTCCGTCAGCAAGAACAATAATATCTGAATAATCAGTTACATACTTTTTCACAAAAGGACGAACTTCAATAATTTCAGAAGACATTTCTTTCAATACTTTCAAATCGATTTCATTGTCAAAATGTCCAGAGTTACAAACAATTGCACCGTCCTTCATGTTTTCAAAGTGCTCTCTTCGAATTACATGTTTATTACCAGTCACGGTAATAAAAATATCACCAACAATTGATGCCTCACTCATGGGCATAACTTGATACCCTTCAAGAGTCGCTTCAATTGCTTTTACGGGATCAATCTCAGTGACAACCACATTTGCTCCCATCCCCTTGGCACGAAGAGCAACTCCTTTACCACACCAACCGAACCCAACAACAACAACAGTTTTTCCAGCAAGAAGAATATTAGTTGCACGAACAATGCCGTCAAGAGTAGATTGACCAGTGCCGTACCGATTATCAAAAAAATGTTTGGTTTGGGAGTCATTTACATTAATTGCAGGATGTTGAAGTACACCATCATTAATCATGGCACGAAGACGAACAATACCAGTTGTAGTTTCTTCGGTTGTTCCAATCAGATCTGAAATTTGTTCTGGACGTTCTTTAATCATAGTTGCCACAACATCAGAACCATCATCAATAATAATATTAGGACGATGATCAAGAGCCGTATTAATATGCCTCACGTAAGTTTCATCATCCTCACCCTTGATTGCAAACACAGGAATATCCCAGTACTTTACAAGAGCAGCAGCAACATCATCTTGAGTTGAAAGAGGATTACTCGCAATCAACATCGAATCAGCGCCTGCATTTTTAAGTGCAATGCAAAGATGCGCTGTCTCAGTGGTAACATGATTACAAGAAACCAATCGAATACCTTCAAGTGGTTTTTCTTCTGCAAATCTTTTCTGAATTTGTTTAAGAACAGGCATTTCTCTACCTGCCCATTCAATTCTATCTCTACCTAAAGACGCTAAATTAATATCTGCTATTTCTGACATATCTAGAATTTAAATCCTTCGAAGGTTTTCTTTGGTTTCTTTTCTTCGTAATTATACTCTTCTTCCTGTCCACTGTCAACAATGTCTTCCTGGGCAGATTGTTCGCAATCATAAAGACGCATCTTGGCACGATCAATACCAACCACAAAACGTTTATGAATGGTTGGATCGTTGTATCGGTTCTTTAATTGTTTAACTAGAATCTGTCCAAGTCCCTCCAACTCTTCAGTGCTAATAAGGGCAAACATGAGATCAGCAGTAGCAGGGAGACCAAAGGACTCACTAGTATCAGTAAGTTCAACATCAGAGTTGCCATAACCACTACGAGTAGTCTGGGTAGCGGAAACAATCGGAACATTAAACTCAACGGCGAGTCCCCTAAGTTCCTCAGCAATTGCCTTGACGAAAGTATAAGAGTTGATGTTGCTGTTTCCGCGATACCTAGAGGAAGAGCAAATATTAAGGTAATCGATGAAAATAATATCAGGTTTAAATGACTTCTTAAGTGCAAGTTCATTAAGCAATGCTTTAAAATGTCCTGCATGTGCAGATGCTGTAGGATACTCTTTAATTATAATAGTTCCCTGAGTTTTCTTAGCCAAATTTGTTACTTTATTTTCGAACATTTGCTTGGGCAAATCTACTATATCTTGAATCGGGACATTAAGGAGGTTGGCATCAATCCTTTCAGCAATTCGTTCCTCCGCCATCTCAAGAGTGATGTAGAGAACGTTCCTACCCTGAAGCAAGACGGAACTAGCCACATGGCACATAAACAACGATTTCCCAACACCCGTTCCAGCGAGAGCAATATTGAGAGTCTTATTAGGTAAACCACCCTTAGTGATTTTGTTGAAGAAGTCCAAATCAAACGAAATCTTATCCTCTTTCCTGTGATAAGATTCATATCTTTTTTCATAGTCTAGAAGATAATCGTGTCCAATATGCGTATCAAAACTTACAGAAAGAGCATCAGACAAAATAGAGGGAATGCTATCACGATTTTTCTTTTCATCTTTACCATCCACAATCTGAATGGATTCCATTAGTGCATTGAAGATTGCACGATCACGACACCACTTTTCTGTAGTTTTAACTACCCATTCCAATTCTACAGCAACATCTTCTAAACATCCAATAATATGAAGAATTTCCTTAAAGGAAGTATCATTCATATCTTTACGTTTTTCAATCTCAATAGAAAGAATTTCTTTTGTTGCCAGCTGATTATATTCTGTTATGAAATTTAAAATTTCTTCAAAAATAACTTTCTGATTTAAATCCTCAAAATACTCAGATTTGATAAAAGGGATTACTTTCCTCGTATAATCTTCATTATAAAGTAAATTTCTTAAAATGAGGAACTCAACATTATCCATTACTTATAGTGCAAATAGGTAGTTAAAATATACTTGGTGTTGCTGATCGAAGGACATCCCATATGAGGATACATCCAAAGTGGTGGAAACATCACTAGTTTTCCAACCTCAGGTTTAATAGTCAAATCTTTAAATATTGTTTCTCCTCCCTCGTCAACATTATTCAAATACCAAAGAAATGAAAGATACCTTCTTGCTGATGTATGATCTTTTACATCGACATGACAGTCAAATGCATCATTGCCATCATTATTATATTTTTTAATGCGAAACTGTTCGAAAGCATTTTGCTCAGGAAAACATCTCTCATCAATAAATTGATAATAGTCTTTTTTATATTCAAAAGTCTTCTTAATTAGATATTGATGAATATCATTCAGTTCGTTAGATTCTTTTGAAATTGCTGTTAAATTTAATTGAGTAAAATTTGGTTTTCTGTCATTCTCAATTCTCTCATGTTTTTCAGATGTATGTTCAAAAATGTCAATTAGATTCGAACATACATCTGAATCTAAAGCATCATCATAAACACGAATTAAATCAAGTAGACTGTCCATAACTAAATTCTTCTCTTGCAATCTTATCAAGTTTTTGCATCACTTCATCAGTGAAATACTCCTCTGGATTAGCAAGAATTTGCTTAGCATAGATTTTCTTACCATCCATTTCATAGCGTCCTGCTACATTCTTCCAGAGTCCACCAATCTCACCAAGTTCCAGAAGACCATAGTAACGATCAAGACCGCGCTCATCATAATACAGACGGATTTCAACATCTTTATTCTCCTTACTCAGACGCGATTTAGCAGTCTTAGCCTTGATAATATTTCCAACCACTTCCGTTCCATCCTTCTCTTTCTTTTTGCTGAGATAGATGATCGTACTTGCTGCGTACTTGAGTCCAGAACCTCCGCCCATTTCTTTCGTTGGTACGTAAGCTCCGATGACATCGTATGTATGATTTGTGACAAGGAGTGGAACATTTGCTTGACCTAATTTGAGTGTGAGCATACGGAATGCACCTTTGATAAGTTGTGATTTAGTCATATCACGAACTTCTTTATCATTCAGCACATCATTAATCTCTTTACTAGTAGAGAGCATACCTAAAGAGTCTAGGACAAACATGCAAGGATTGCGTTCTTCTTCAGGTTTTTTTAAGTATAGATCTACTGCTTTGAGTGCTTTACTACGAAACTCCTCAATTGTAACAACATTAACAACAACAAGACGAGAAGTATCAATTCCACGAGATTCTAAAAGAGATTTAGTGATAGCAGCTTCAGTGTCAAAGTAGAGACAGTAACCATTGGGATGAGTATCAAGAAAGTTCTTAACAACGGCGAGAGAGAAAAAAGTCTTTCCAGTAGAAGACTCTCCAGCAATAGCAGTAATCTTATTCCCAGATACACCACCAAATATGCTACCTGAAACCAGTGCATTAAAAACGTATGAACCCGTATCCACATAAGTTTCAGTTTCATCAATGTCGGATGCTAACTTTGTATAGTCATCACCGATCTCTTTTACAATATCTTTAAGAAAGTCCATAAATCACTCGAAAATATAATGTGGATTTTTAGATTTAAAAATATCTACCTGCTCTTCAGTTTTAAAGAACTTAAAGAGAGTTGTGTTTGGATATTCTTTAAGTTGGTATTTAACTTTAATCATCACGCTACCATCCCGTATTGTTCACGAAGTATTTTTTTATAAGGTAAACCTTGTTCTTTAAGTTCTTTTACCAATTTAAGTTTTTGATATAAGGCAGTGTCCCCACCCAGAGCCATTGCTTTTACAATTGTATTCAGTTCTTGATCATTAATAGGTAGATCCATTAAGCAAAAAAGAGTTCAAGGTTTGCAGTTTTTTCCACACTCCACCCAATCGAATCAAGAATAATCTTGAGTGGTTCTAGAAATGCTTTCTCAAATTGTAAGTCATAGTCTATGTATTTGTCAAGATCAAGTTCCTTTGGAAAATCTTGAATAAATGAAATAACGTTTTCGTGAATGATGTTTGGTTTCTTAAGATAAACAAACTTAATCTTCTCTCCATTTTGTATTGCAGAATATTTGTTTGTCAGTTTCTTTTGTTTAATATAATGATTAAAGAGAAGTGCTCCACGAACGTGAATGGGAGTTCCTTTCATATAAATGTTTGAAGATGACTGATACTTCTGAACATCAGAGGCAGAACGAGGGAATGAAATATTTTCTGCAGGAAGTTTTTTAAATTCTTGCCTACACTTATCAATATAATTAATCATATCATCTTCAGTGCCGCTCATCATAATATTGAAAGAGTCCTTAAGCATTTTACGACAAGGGGCAGGAGTTGAAGATTTGATTGCTTCAATACCTTTAATCTTAAGTTTTGGTTTCTCATAACGAACACCTTCACTATCCCATACGCTAAGAATATATCGCTTCTTTGCAGTCCAAATTCCACGTTCAGCAACACATTCACGCTTCATAATCATTTTCTGCTCATAGGCATTCGCATAGTCAGCCAATTCTTGGTAAGAACCTTCAATATACTTCTCAAGTTCCAACTGACAGATCTTATCAAGGAACGTGACAATGCCTTCAGTAGTTTTCTCTCTTCCCTTGTATACAGTTTCAACCAGAGGACCCATATTGATATAAAGAGAGTCAGTATCAGAAGCAATAACATAATCTTCACCATCCGTTTTAAGAACTTTATTTAAGTAAGAATTCACACGGTTCATAATCCACTGAATAGATACTTGCCCAGAAAGAGTGATTGCTTCGGCATTAGCAAGTTTATAATAACGGAAATACTGATTACCAATCGCACCATAAGCAGAGTTAAGTTGAATCTTACGTGCCATCTGAATGTTATTACAGCGAGCAATCTCTTTCACGAGTTCTTTATTCTTTGTCTTTTCATACTCTTGCTCTGCCGCAAGCATTTTCTTTTTGAAGATGACTCGTTCATTATAAATCTTCTCCATCAGTTCAGGCAGGAATCCACGAACATCTTTACGATACATTGCACCATTGGCACAAATCGCATAGTCTTTGTATAGTTCAAAACTTAAGGATTGATTGAGAATCTTATCCACATTTACGGTGGGATGTCTTTCTTCCACAAGAGTTTCTGGACTGATGTTATACATCATAATCAGGTGTGGATATAGCGAGTTCAAGTCAAAACTCACTACCCAGTCATACATTCCAGGAATTGGTTCCTTTACATATGCACCAGCATACTTTTCATCTTTCTGAGTTTTATTCTTTGGGGGAATAACAACATCTCTTTTCTTCAAATAGGTGTAGATAATGTTATCCCACATACGGACTTGGTAAAACACATCAGCATAATTTACTTTGGCATCATATGCCATCGTAAGAGCCAACTCAATGAGTTTCATCTTGTCTTCTAGTCTGTCAACAAGTTCTACGTCAACGATGTTATACTCAATAAACTTCTGCCAGCCCTGAGTATAGAAATCTTTAAAGGTATCAAACTCAGAGTGATCTAGTTTCTTCTGCCCAAGTTCAACCTCAGCAATATAGTCAAGACGATAGGATTCTTGATTTGTGTAAGTGAACTTCTTATATAAATCAAGATAATCAAGCTGAGTCAATCCTCCCACATCAAATGTGGTGTGCTTTCTTCCCTTGATATAAGTTTCTCCTTCTGTTACCAGTCCCCAGTTAGAAAATCGTTTCATTAGTTTTTCACCAAGAACACGATTGAGTCGCTTACAGATATAAGGGATGTCATACAACTGAATGTTCCATCCCGTAATCACATCAGGAACATTCACCATCCAATAGTTAATAAAGTGATTCAACAACTCATACTCTGAAGGACAATGGTGATACGTCAAGTCCTTACGATTATGTTTGAAGGGTTTGATGCCCCAGGTAATAATTTCTTTAGTAGTATAGTCCTGAATAGTAATTGCAAGAATCTCTTCAGAACAAGACTCCACATCAGGGAATCCCTCTTCAGAAGCAACTTCAATGTCCAAAGTTACAAGTTTTATTTTGCTAATATCAAACTTGATTTCATTCTCTGGATATTTCTCTGAGATGTATTGGTAGATGTATCTATCGTTTCCGTAGATTTCAAATCCGTCCACACCTTCATACTTACTATAAAACTCACGACAGTCTCTGACAGTGCCAGGTTTGACTGGTTCAACTGCTTCACCACTTAATGTTCTATACTTAGAATCTTTTTTAGTCTTTACAAAAAGGGTTGGAAAGAACTCATCCCTTGTTTCAAATCTTTTACCATTTTCTACTCCACGAACCAAAAATTGATTCCCAATCAACTGAACATTAGTATAGAAGCGTTGTGTCATTCTTTAATCAAATCCTCATATTTTTCAAGTAAAGTTGGAGTTGGATCTACAAGTGTAAGAATCTTTTCCGAACTCATCATAAATGTATTCTGTTTTGTATAACCAGATAAAAATGGTTCTAGTGTTTGATCACTTTTTACGACAAAAGTATTTGTCAATTTACAATCTGGTTCACCAATATCAGCACCAACTTCTTCAATCTGTGAAATCAGGATTAAGTTGCTCATCAAAGCTATTATCTTGATTGGTTTCTTTTCCATGATTAATTACATCCTGCACATACATTTCTTTTAATTTGTCGATTGGTTCTGTAATTGTTACAACCCAATCTGCTGCCACTGGAATCTTATCATCTTTTGTAAGTGGCATCCAAGGGAAAAGCGCAACCTGATAGGCAGCTTTTTTATCATCCTTTTCTTCAGATTCTTCTTCTGAAAAGATACTTGGATCTCTCATTTTAACAATACAAGGTTTGTCAAAGAAATATCCTATTACTTTTTTAGATTCCTCTGTTCCAATAACCATTTCTTGAACATCTGCAATGATGTCCTCTCCAGATTTTAACAAAACAAGTTTTACTGTCATCTTTACTCCATACCTCCACTCATTTTAGCAAGAAAAAAATAAGGAGTCAACCTGGATTTTGCCAGGGACTCCTTTGCGACGACGATATTCAAATCTATTTATTCACCATTACCATTACCTCCACCAGCACTTGAAGAAGATCTTTTGACAAATGCTTTACCCTTTTTCAATCCCAAATTTGGTTTTGCCATCGGATAATCAATAACCTTAATAGGATTTATTTTAGACTCTTCAATGAATTGTTGGAAGGTTTTCATCGTTTTTATTTTATTTAGAGATAGTCCTTTCGTTTATGATGATCTGGAACAATTCTACCAAGAGTCACAGTCAAAAGCCCATCCTCAAAATCAACTGATCTAACTTCCGTATCATCAGAGAGCGTCCAGACTCGTGTAAAACTCCGTTGAGCCAAACCCTTGTGGAGATAGTTAGACTCCGTTTCTTTATCCTCCTTTTGCCCTTCCACAAAGAGTTTGCCATCTTGCGTGTAGACATAAACCTCCTTTTTCTTAAATCCAGCAAGAGCAAGTTCCAGTCTCGATTCAACATTACTGACTTGAACAAGATTATATGGGGGATAGTTGGAAGTAGTTTCGTGAAGATTGAACAGACGATCAAAATACTCGTCCATTCCGATACTGTGACGAGTAATTCTGTCCATCAAGGCAGGCAAATCCGCAGCAGTGTACCTTGTAAGGTTAGTCATTATAGTAGCTCCTTTGAAAGCGAGTTTGTGTTTTATGGATCCTTTCGGCATCCACTACTAATTATACAAGATTATAAAAAAAGCGGGATGTTATTTCCCGCACTTTTTATTCGGTTTCTACTGCCTTTCCTTTTTTACCAATATTATATTTTTGTTCTAGAACCCAATCACCTTTATCCTTATATGCAAGAACTTTGATTTGATTCAGTGGTGCAATATTTACAACTGAATCTGGTTTTACTACTGTAATCAATCCCCAATCAGCAAGTAAACATACAATACGATTACGTCTCTGAACATCATTTACTGTCAGATTAGCATGTTTACCGTCAAGTGCAAACAACTCCTTAAAGTGAACGATATAATATCTACCTTGTTTATGAAGAATATGGCAAGATTGGTAGAGTTTTTTCTCCTTGCGCGAAGCAACACCAATACGAGTTAAAGTCTCACGTACTTTTAGAAAATCATCAGGTTCATTGAGAATCACTTCAACCATCTGATCTTGAGACCAACTAACTTCAGGTTCTACCGTGGTAGTCATTTTTTTCCTCCAATGTCAAGTTTTTGTTTAATGTAATTAATTTGCTCTTTTGTTAAGATCTTCAAGACTTGTGATGCTTTTTCATTACTATAGTTATAGTATTGTTTAATACATTCTAAGTCTACGGCTTTATCCTTTCGGAGCCAAGGAGAGAATCTTTTTCTTTTCCTTAGACTATTTAGATAAAACAAATATTGTAGATCTTTATCCAAATGATGATTCATATTCATTTCATTTGCAAAAATGATAGAATCAATGTGTCCCGAAAAACATCTATTAATAATATAAGGAGGATATTCCTTTGCTAAAGAGGGATCTTCGTCAATCAGATTCTGTTTCGTTTGATTGATCGAGTTTAACCAGTCCTTCAATTCCATAATTAAAAAGCAAGAGTTCTTTACGCTGTTTCTGCTCACGCATATATTCACCAACCGAACGCATCGTATAAGTGAGATCAAACTCAGCAGCGTTCCATTTTCCACCCAAAAAACGGTTTTTTACAAGTTGATCTGAATTATAACTTACCAATTGATCCATATTATTGCTATCACAATCAGCAGCAAACTTATCGTGATCAAATCCTTTGTGCATTGATCCCTTGTTCCCATAGAGATTATCCTTAATATCATAAGGAGGATCGAGATACATAAAAGCACCCATGTCTCCATCCATCAGATAATCATACGAGTAATTAGTTATACGCCAATGCTCAATTATCTTAGAATACTCAGGCAGTTTTTCGATACCCCGCATACTGAAGTTGGAATTCGAAGCTTGTGCTGAAAATGAAGAACTCTCTGTGAGACCGCTGAAAGAACACTTATTGACAATATAAAAATCCACAGCACGATCAATGCTGGGCAAATCCTGATCATTAATCTTCTCCTTACTCGTTAGGAACAACTCCTTTGCAGACTCTGGATTATTATGCGTCGATTTAATATCTACCAGTTTATCTTTTAAATCAGTCCCAAACATCTGAAGTTGTTGCCAGAAATTTACAAGAGGTTCATAAAGATCATTCACCCAAATATCTAGGTTGGGATATTTCTTTGTGATATGAATCGCAACACTACCCCCACCAAGAAATGGTTCACGGAACTCATCATAATCCCGAAGATCTGGAAAATAAGAATCCATCTTGACGCAAGCACGGGACTTTCCGCCTGGATACCTTAAAGGTGTTTTTAGAGACTTCATTTAAACTCACACTCCACCATTATTTCAGTAAGTGCTGCAAGAAGGTTTATTTCCTGATCAGCCACGAACGCACATTGGTATTGATACTTAGCAATAATAAGAACGGCAGCAGGAATAGTTGCGGGTGAAATGCAATCATAAGCGGAGTCATAAACCCTGCGAAGTAGACTACTAGCATCGTTGTCCAAGTTTGACACCACCCACTTTCGGACTTCAGTAAAGTTTTTATCTTTGAGATTTTTAATAAGTTCATTTACAGAGATGTCAGAGAAAGATGCAAGAATTGCCGAGTCAATTTTTCCTCCCACTGAATACCTTTGACATTCGTTGAGAACTCGTCTCCAATCGGGAAAATGTTTTTGAACCAATTCAGCAAGCACTTTGGGTTCATAATCAACACCTTCTGTATCAAGAATATTTTGTAACCGTTTGAAAAATTGTCCAGCTAACTCTACTTTTTCCTTACCCTTAATACCAAATTCCACCACGGCACATCTGGAGTGGAGAGGTTCGATGATTTTGTTTTTGTAGTTACAGGTGAAGATGAATCTGCAATTACCAGCAAATTCCTCAATAGATGCCCGTAAGAGGAGTTGTACATCATTGGTTGTATTATCTGCCTCATCAATGATGATGACTTTGTGTTTAGCAGTTGACGAAAGTGAGACGGTCGAAGCGAAGTTTTTCGCAGTGTTTCGCACAGTATCAAGGAATCTACCTTCGTCGGATCCATTAATGACATAAACATCTACCCCCAATTCATTACAAAGTGCCTTAGCAACTGTTGTCTTACCACATCCTGCAGGACCAGCAAGAAGAAGATTCGGCACTTCGCCTTTATTTAGGAAATCACTAAAAGTTTTTTTAATATTCTCTGGAAGAATACAATCTTCAATAGTTTTGGGGCGATATCGTTCAACCCAAAGAAATTCATCACGACTCATAATTTTTATACCCATTCAGGTTTTCGTTGCGGCATACGAAGATAATTAGATGCAACCCAAGGTTTGGATGCAATATACATCTTGTAAGCAGTAAAAGTGTCAATGCTTGTGTCAAGTTTATACTCATCTGGCATAGCACGAGCAAATGGTGTTACTTCAGTAATCTTCCCTTTGGGAAAAAGATAATACGCATCTACAAGAGTTTTGTAGCAGGAGTGCGTCTTATTGTACCGCAGAGCATACTCATCCGCAAGGTTCATTCCCCACTTGATCAACCAATAGGCATTATGGATACTATCCATTGCCCATTTGGTGCAGGGATGATTACGAAACGCACCCTTTTCAGTTCGGTAGGGAGTGCCATCAGCCTTAGGAAGAGTGCCGTAGCTATGACCCCACTTTTCAGAGGCAACAATGGAGAGCATTTGGCAGCATTCCAAAGGCATCTTGACAATGTGTTTATCGGGAAGACATAAAGCACTTTCAGCGGGAAATGGAGATGTGGCAAAAATATTCATTCAAAAGTAGAATCAGGTTCCAGAGCAATATAATAGCACAAGTCGTGGTTCTTACTGGTAAACCGTGACAAAAGTTTTTGAGAAACAACAACTTCATAAGTTCCAGGAAGAACTTTGATATTTTCAACCTTGAAGTTAAAGACAAACTCAGAGTCAGTTTCACCAACAACGATTGCAAAATCATTGGAGGTATCGTTCTTCTTATCACGAACAACCAGTTTCACAACACCACCTTCACCAACAGCAGAGATGTCAGGAAGTTGATAGATAGCAGCTGCTTTTAGAAGTTTATCAAGTTGTTCGGTGCTTAGTTCAAAACAAACATCTTCACTGGGAAGAACGATTTCCTTTTCTGGAGGGGTAATGATTACATTGCGATCCGCAAAGAAATACTTAGATCTCATCTTACCTTCACGAATCACCACATATTGATCATTAGAAAAATCAAGTTCAGGATTTTTGTGAAGATTTAGTCCATTCAAGAATTGATTCAGATCATAAATTCCAAAATCTTGAGAAAACTCCTCTGTAATTGTTGCCTCGGCAAGAATATTTTTCATTACAGAAATAGTACGAAGTTTACTACCCTGTTTAAAAAGAATAGACTGATTAATTGAAGAAAAGTTTTTTAGTACGGAAATAGTTTTATCAGAAAATTTCATAATTTGAGGTTTGAGTTTCACTTGTTTTCAACGAGGTTAAGATGATTGATCAGAAGAATAGTATAGTGCAGTACCTTGAACAAGTCAGCACGGGGAGTTCCTTTAGTATCATAACGATCAATATACTTAGTTACATTACCAGCGCAGAAACCTTCGCGGCGGTTGTGTTTGATTTTGTCAAGAGTTTGTTCAGTTCCACCACCAGTCCTATCAACATAATGCTGGCTATAAGTACCAGAAATGTACTGTTCAAGTTGTTTCAGGATTTTATCTTCGTTATATTTCCAGAAACCATTTTTATTTTCAGTCATATTAAAATTAAACGTATGATAATTATTCAAAGAAAGATGATCTTCACCCGTTCCACCAGGAAGTCTGGATCCAAGAATAACAGTATTGGGTGATGTATAAGGATTTCCAGTCAGACTGATACCATCATCTACCCAAAAATCTTGATTGGGAAGTGAACTTTCATAAGTGCTTTCAAAGTTTTCAGACATTTTAAATCATAGTAAAGAACAAAAAGAGGAGGCACTTTTACCTCCCCCAATTATATCAGAAAGGAACGGAAGAATCAACCACTTGGGTAGTTTCTTGAATAGGCATTACAAAGTCAGCATCCACCTTATCATAAAGTTCCAAGAATGCTTGCTTGGTTTCATCATCAAAGCGGTTTACACACACTTGAATTGCTTTAGCTTTGTCACCGAAGATGCTATAGGCACGGATAATGTGAACCAAACGACGGGTGCTGATGATTTCCTCAATACCACCATCGTAGAAGGTTTTGCGGATGATGTCTGCCCAGTCCACAAGGCGCTTACAGAAGTCACGATCTTCCACACCAAGATCCAGAGCAACGCCTTCGAGGATCTTCTGCTCGGTGCTGGGAGCGGGATAGGACTGCTCAAATGTCACAGGAAAACGCTCCAGAAACGCTTCGTTGAGCACGTTGGTGCCGATGAACCTACCGTCATCAGAACCCTTGCCCTTGGTGTTTGCAGTGGCAAATACGTTGAATCCAGCAGCAGGTTTGACGAACTTGCCGATTTTCTTGAGGAAAACTCCCTTACCTTCCAGAATGGACTGAAGGCACAAAATCTTATTAGAAGCAAGATCAATCTCATCTAGCAGCAATACAGCGCCACGCTCAAGTGCTTCCACCACAGGACCGTTGTGCCAAGAAGTTTCGCCATTCACCAGACGAAATCCACCGATCAGATCGTCTTCATCAGTCTCAATAGTGATGTTAACACGAATTAATTCACGCTTCAGTTGAGAACAAGCTTGTTCCACACTGAACGTTTTACCGTTACCCGACAAACCCGTAATAAACGTCGGATAAAAAAGATTGGAAGAAATAATTTTTTTAATATCGTTAAAGTTACCAAACTTGACGAAGGTATCATCTTTATCAGGAATGAGGTTTTGACGAACTTCAGGAAGAATAGAGACGTTGTTAAAAGACCTTTCCATTTCCTGAATTTTTGCCTGAGTTACTTCTAGATTCCACTTGCCACGTCCGACTTTAAATACATCCAAACGTTTAGTTACAGTCGGATAAGAAATTCCTTTTGAGTCACAATATCCGCGAACATCAGCAGCTGTAAATTCTTTGCCAAAAGTATTTTTGAGATCAGTGATAATTTGATCATCAGTCATTTGAAGGCGAGTCATGATGTGGTTGTTTTGTTTCAACTGTAGTCATTATAAAGCAAAAAAGAGGTGATTTGGGTTGCCAGTGGTCAGTTCACCAACTGGTTCTTCAGGGTTTCAAAACACTCTCTACTCACAATTTTACCTACGTAACCAGGATAAAATTGTTTCACCATAGCAGGGATGCCCATGGCAGTGATTGCGCTGTCGCAAATTACACACACTTCTTTAGTGTTGCAATTCACAACATGTTCAAGTGGAAATTTTTTCATAATTAATCTTCAACTGTAAATGTTTTGTTCTTAACCTTTGTATCAAATTCACCAGTTCTGCCTGGTTTCATACTTCCTATTCTAACATTCTTTCCCTTTCCAGGCCAAGAAGTTTTAGAAGTTCCTTTAAGAGTTGAACTTCCACCTGCTTTGCGTTGAATCAAAACAGAATCTTGATCGTATTTCTTACCAAGTTTTTCAACTGCCTTTTTAAACTTTCTCTTGCCCATTTTACCAGCAGTAATAACATGAGATTTCTCTCCCACTTTTTTCTCCTGAGAAGTTCCTGGGTTTTCAGTATATCTTCCTTTTACTTTAGTAGGTCCTGGGAGACCAGCACCTCTTACATCCTTTTCAAGTTGCTTAGAACGTGCCTTATTTTCTGTTTTTGATTTGTCTCCACGTTGGGCAGACATGATTGCCATGCCACCTTTCTTTGACTTACTCATAACGCGAGTAAGTGAAGTTTCACTCAAATCAAGTTCTTCTTTTCTTGTCCTTTCTGCTTCTTTACGCTTAGCAAACTGCATATAAGTTTCGCCTGGTTTTAATCTATTACCATAATCGGGTTTTGTTTGTGCTGAGGTACTTTGTCCTCTATCTTCACGGGCTCTCATTTGAGGACCTTTACCAGGAAGTTTTTTATCTTGCTCTGGATCTGGATGCCACCAATCACCCGCTTCTCTAATAAACTCTTTATAAGTTTTCATATCTGCAGATACTTTTTAGGTATTTAGGCAACAAGAGAAATGAACTCTCCAAGAACTTTTTTGTTCAGTTTTTTAGTTTTGAGAGATTTCACAAAGGCAGATTTAATTTGCGACTTAGTAGCATCTTCGACGACATCAAACTGTGTTTCCTGAGACAAAGCAGTTGCAGAAAGTCCAAAGTAGGCATCATATCCAGAATTAGTGATGTTAAAACTCTTCAATTTTTTCCAATCATTTTGAATTTTTTGATACTGTTTGTCCGTTTCATTGTGATAAAGATTGATAAAACGATTAGCATTACGTCCTTCAAGAACACGGATACCAATAAAATTAACTGAAGGAAACTTATCTTTAAGATTGCTAAGAAGAATATCAGTAAACTGATGATATCCATAATCAAACTTGTAGGTAGTCCCAAGTTTACGATCCCGAAGGAAAGTTTTAAAAGGATTTATACAAGAAGAACCAATATAAGGCTCACTTTCCCAATGACGTTTCACTTCACGATGATAAGGAAGATGATTTGCTTCACCATCAGTCAACACAATGCACTGAACTTTTTGAAGTTTGTTTTCACGCTGAAACTGAGGAAGAATTTGATGAAGTGCAATCAGTGCCTCATTCAAAGGAGTTCCCGAAAGAGACAGGCGACTGGGATAAGTATAAGGAATATGATATGTGTCAGCAAAGCACATGGCAAGACGCCACACATTTACCATTTGATTTTCAAGTTCTTTGCCAGAAACTTTGCTGGTGAGAATATTCATTAAAGAAAAAGTTTCATCAACGCAAATCAAATTTTCTTTTTTTGTATAATGAGGAGTGCGATCTGCAGAGAGATGCCTTCCAGTTTCGTAATCGTATTCACCACGACGCCATTCGTTAGTGAAGGCATAAACTTCAAAAGGAATGGAAACTTTTTTGCAGAACCAGATAAGATTAAACAGTTGTTTGCAAGTATCTAAGAGAACGTGTTGCATAGAACCACTCCAGTCCAAAATAAAAATTAGTCCATGATTCTTACCATCAGGAATCACAGTCACTTTTTTGAACAAATCTTCATTATATTTGTAAGTATGAAGACGAGTTGTATCAAGAATGCCAGTGCGAGCAGTTGATGAGCGAGCATACTGATCTGCTGCCTTGCGGCACTCAAATTCCTTTACCAGATAATTGACTTCTTTCTGAGCAGACATTTTAAATTTTTTAAATTCACTATCTGCTTTAATAAAGAGATCTATGGGCACGAATCCACTATCACTAGCAAGTTCATTATGAGATTTTTGTTGATGATTGAAGCACAAATTAATATCGTTATGAACATCAGCATTTTTACCAATCACAGTCTCAAGATTAACTTGAGGAATTTCTACATAAACATTTTCATGACCATCATTATTCACCAAATCACGGATTTTGTCTTCCAGATTATCTGCAGTAAGAACTTTTGGTTCCTCTTCATCATTAGCAGACTCAACAGTGGTTTGATCACCCTGAGCAGTTCCACCATAACCATCAGACTCTTCTGGTTTCACTTGATCTGATTTTCCTTCCTCTTCTTCTTCACTCTGTTCAGTTTCTACTTGCTCATTTGAAGCGGACGTAGAATTTCCTTGTTGTTGATGAGAATCAAAGTCAGAAACTTTTTGCCTCTGTTCCTTTTCTTTCTTACAATACTTATAAAGTTCTTCTGCGGCAATTAAAGCATCTGCAAAACTTTCACACACACCAATCAGATTGATAATCTCTTGCTCTTCCGAATTAAAGTCAATGGTGATAAAATTACCAACTTTAAAATAAAGATTAGCACGATCAGCTAGATTGAAAGTGGAAATATCATCATCCGAAATTTGAAAGAAATCTTCTTCATTCAGTTCTTTATATCCAGTAAAAAATGTCTTAGCAAGTCCCATGTACTTGCGCTTCATCAATTTTTCGATACGAGCATCTTCTACAACATTAACAAACTGCGAAGGAATTTTTACTTTTTCAATCCAGTTTTCATCGGGAGTAAACAATGCGTGTCCAACTTCATGTCCCACCAACAAGTCATATACAGTATTACTTGCTTTCTCCCACAGGGGTAGAGTCAGCACACGAGTATGAACATTAAAACAAGCAGTTGCTACTTTCTTATGTTCAACTACAAGATCCTCAGTAGCAAGCAACTTGGCAAGTTGGGACTTGATTTCGTGACGGACGGACATCGGATTCGTTTCGTATGTATCCATAATACGACGAAACCGCCTGATTAGGGCGGTTCATGTGACGCTTTTTAAATTGGGCTAGTCGTGCTTTTGCTTGTCGAAGTGCCTGCGGTTTGAGTTTCCGCTTTTGCTCCTTCTTGGAGTGGTGTTGCCAGTTCGGAGTGTTCATTTTAGGTTACAGCCCAATCGATGACTGTGCGAATTTGTTGATTGTAGTTCCAGACTGATTTTAGCATATCAGCATCGACACCGTGCGCTTCCATCTGATTTATCAGGGAATTCAGATCTTTGGGAAAGCAAGTTCCACCAAAACCGCGATCATTGTCAATGCCAGGAACTTGTGTGTGAGATTTTCCAATTCGACTATCGGACGTAACACCATCACAAACCACATTATAGTTCATACCAATTGATTCGCATAGATCATACATCTTATTAAAATATGCGACTTTACATGCAAGAAAAGTATTTGCAAAATATTTAATCGCTTCACTTTCATCAGATGTAGTAATTGCACTTGGAGTATTTGGAAAAATAGTTTGGAAAAAGTTTACAAACTGTTGGCAAAGATTTTTATTTCCACCAACAATATTTCTTTCAGAGTTTCTAAAATCTTCAACAGCATTTCTAGCGGTTAGAAACTCTGGATTATGAATTACTTTATGATTTTTAGAATATTTTTTAGTTGTCCCAATAGGAACGGTAGATTTAATAATAAAAATACCATCAACAACTTTTGGAAGATTTTTAAAGAAACTGTCCAAAATTGAAAGATCACACTCACCAGTTGACTTCATAAGAGT